AATGCACGAAGTGCTCTTTTGTACACATTGGGAATTCTTGTACCAACTGTGAAATATGAAATATTGTACAGTCACAAGTTATATGTCAAAGGGACCTGTGATTGTTAGTAACAATCATATGTGTTCAGAAAGACAACTCATCAGGCACCTCTATAGAGAATGTATGAAAAAGGGTTACAAACCTCATCAATTTACAGACTGGTTACATAGGAAACATGGAGAGTTGGTGGTTTCTAGACGGAATATCCACGGTGATGCTATATCACTTCCATGTGTCATATGTAGAAAAGCTATGGAAAAATTTGACATTAGGTGGAAGGCCCATGATGGGTGTCAGTGGGTCAATAGTAATTGTGCCCCCCCATCGAGACCCACCAGTAAACAAATGAGAAATTTAGGATTTGGGAGTTATGATCAAGCCCAATGCTGATTCCAAATTGTTATGATTTCGTTTTAGTGGTTTATTTCTCTTAAGTTTCAATGAACTATTATCAGATGTCGCATTTTTTATTTCATTCATCTTTTTCGTGTTTGAAATAAATGGTATCACATTTTCAACCTTTGGTTTCGTTTTGATAGGTTCAGGTAAAGATTCTGAAACATCTTTAGTTAAATTATTTCTAAACTCCTCAATCGAAAGGTCTCCCCCAAATACTTTCAAACTATACCTCCAAGGAGCCTTTTTTATAGGACCTATCTGATTAAACATTTGTTTTCGCATGAGTACTATATTTCCACACACGAGACCACCCCTATTTATCCCATATGTATCTATGGTATAAGATTTCATACAACTCCAAGAACAAAAATTACCGGATGTTTGAAATACCTTTGTCCTATCATCATATTTGTGGGGCATACTTAAAGGTGTCCATTCAAATGGATGACAACACCACCAACACCACATAGTTAGACGACTTATTTTCTCTTTAATAGGATTAACATAAGTATACAACAACATAATGAACAGGTTGAACTTACAGATAGGTAGGTCAGGTTTTTAACATTGTCATCCTTCCAGTCAAATTTTTTTGGGAACCTTGTAATCGGTAGCATATCCAATGGAGGTTTGTCAAATGGTGGGTACCGCTTCTCTTTGAAAAAATCTGGATCGTATTCATCTTCTCCCAAATCATCAATCGCATCGTTATTTAACACATCGCTAATGGTGACACTTACAGGATTACCCTTCAAAGCATCGAATGGATATTCACCATTTACAAATGATTCACTCACAATCTTATTATCGGGTGTTAATAATTCCACCGCGACAACATCAAATGTACCACATCCACTTACAGTCAACGTTTCACCTATTAAATTCATACCCTCTGGGATTTCGTGTTTCTTTTCACCACTAAAAATTAGTTCTCCTAACGTAACCTTACAAGCCATTATTATTATATTGTAAAGTTTTTTTCTCAGGGAAATGTAATAACACGATGGGTGGAGGAGGTTCCACAACTCAAAAAGTTGAACAAACTTTCGATATGAAATCGATCAACAAAAGTATTTACACTGAAATTAATTCCAATATGACCGAGTCCCTCGCAGACCAGGTAAACATGCAAAAGTTAGTTGTTCGGTTGACAAATGTTGAAGGTTGCTCGGCAAATTTTGGACAGAAGATTGATGCGTCGACACAATCTGTATCACAATTTAAAGATGAACAGGTACGGGAAATAAAGAACGCAATCACCAATGATATGCAGGCGTCAGCCAGTGCCGCACTTGAAAAGACGTCACAGATGGGTAACTTGTCTGACCTCGGTTTAGGTGGAGACACCGATATGGAAATTAAGCAGAATGTGAAGATGGAAGTTCAAAATATTATTGAAAATACAATTACAACTAACAATGTCAACCGCGCTGTAGCTAAACAGGTATCTGTACAAGATGGTGTTCTCACAGTCAACGGTTTCAGGTGTGCAGAAGGTGGGTCTATTAACTGGAACCAGGATATGGTCGCGGTACTTGCGGCCAAAGCCATCACGGATCAGCTTACCCAAAGTCTCGCGGAAAGTAACACCGTCAATAAACTCGCGGCATCGGCTGATGCCACTGTCACCAAGAAGGATGGTGGTATCGCAGAAGCAGCTGAAGGTATCGGTCAGGGTTTTGCGAATGTGGCGGAAGGTATTGGATCAGGAATCGGGAACATCATGGGGGGTGGTCAGATGGCTTCGGCGGCATCTGCGTGTGTCCTCTGCATCGCCATTCTCGCGGCTCTTTATTTCATGATGTCCCCAGCTGGACAGGGTGCCACCAAGAACTTTATGAAGAAGCGTAAGTAATTAAATTCCATTTGTAATTATAGCATCAACATCATACTTATACATATATTCCAACTCCTTTGGTTCCTTATGTGTATATGTGTAGACCCTAATATTTTTAGACTTACAGTAGGTTATAAACTCGTGATCGAGGCATGTCCAATGAACGACCACCATCGATAAATTCCGAGTGATCATATCATACTCTCTCGGGTGGAAAGTTGTTTCAAATGTAGAACCCTTCTTGTAATAATCTGGTAGAATCTTTAGAATTCTTCGATTGAAACTACAAAATGTAACTCTTTCCGTTGATCTTCTCATGTAAAAATCCTCAAGTGCCCCGATCACCTCGATGTTGTTACCCTTGATGTCAAGAATGAGATCCTTGTAAATTATTTTGGGTAATTTGTCGTACACTTCTTGGAGAGAACATATTCCAAACTTTTTTAGAATTTCAAAAGAAGTTTCTGATATGAAATAATTATCAATGTACACATCGTGGTATAAAATAATTTCCCCAGTTCCACAAAGTTGAACATCAATTTCAATTCCATCGTACCCCAAATTTATTGCCCATAGTATCGCGTTGATACTATTGTCCCTGTACTCCAGTGAATACCCACGATGGGCTATATACCTCATTAAGTTAAAGAGATATTTAAAGTTTTAACTAATGATTCTCTCTATTGATGTGGGTATAAGGAATTTAGCGATGTGTCTATTGGATGAGGACTCGGGTAATCTCGTTAAGGAATGGGATGTTGATGGAATTCCACCACAACATAAGGATGGTGTATATGTTTCCATGAGAGACCACCTCGATGAGAGACCTTGGGTCCTTGGGGCGAAGACAATCTTGATAGAGAAGCAACCTGAACGTAATAAGAAAATGGTCTCTGTTATGCACTTCCTTCACGCATACTTCATCATCAGGTGTCCCCAAGCCGAAACGATTCTATACGATGCTCGTCACAAAATACCAGATGTGGCTGGTCCGGGAAAGGCACAGTACAATAAGAGGAAAAAGGTGTCCATAGAGAGGTGCGAATCCTTTATCCGTGATGGACCTACCAATTCACATTGGTTACCAATCTTCCTCAAATCTAAGAAGAAGGACGACCTGGCGGACACTGTCATGCAGGCACTTTCCTTCGTGAATAGAAAAGAGGTTACCCCGGCCTCCAAGAAGAAGAAAACGACAAAGTTGGTTCCAAGGAGACCTAATGAAAATCAAAAAGCTACAAAATATTCAAAATCAAATTTAGCTTGGATTTATTTGAACAAAGTTGATTGTGAAGTTTTGGAAAATAATAAAAGGTTCATGAAAGATTTGAAGAGATACTACAAGAATATTGGTGATATGGTTAAAGAATTAACTTAAATTTTAATTAATGACTGAACCCTCATTAGACACATGGATTACGATAAAGGATAATGAAAATAAATTTAGTATGCCATATTTCTGTTATCGCATATGTTGTAATCATAATGTAAATGGTGAACTTTCTCTCTTAAAATCTATACTTAAAAATACCCCAAAAGCTTGTATCTTTGATGTGGGTGCAACAGGGTCTTGTTTTCCCGCGGAAGTTGATACTGACACCACCGTACATTTATTCGACCCCGCTTTTATACCTTCTGGTGATGAATGGAAAAACAAACCCGAGTATAAAATGTATAAACGAAACGTAAACTACGATGGTGAAAACATTTTCGTTAATAAAACTATTGTCGATGACGATAAATTTAGTATTTCGGAATATTGTTCAAAAAATGACATCAAACATATAGATTTTTTAAAAATTGATACAGATGGTCACGATCTTGCTGTGTTAAATGGAATAGGAAATGTAAATGTAGATATGATTCAGTTTGAATATGATCATTTTTATAGAAAAAAAGATATAAATATAAATGACATGTTTAATAATCTACCAGATTGGCATTTTTTCTACATTCTTCCAACAGGTTTAATTGAAATAAAGGACATGAGAACTGATTATATTTATACTAATATATTAGCAACCAAAAAGTTTCCCGATAAAATTATAAAGGATTTTGTTCCCATTATGAAAGATAGTGTGATAGAAACTCGTGATGTAGCCGAGTTTGTTCTTGATATTTTCTGGGAAGCTAACATACCAACTGAACAATTTAAAAACATATATTGCTATAGTTTAAACGAACCAAACAAAATAGATGTGAAATGGAATCTCAAAGACGCATTATCTCGATATAGTTCTCTTTATGATAGATAAAGAAATAAACGGATAGATATTTATAATGGAAAAAGTTTTGGATCATGGATTTGTTAGGCTCGTTGATTACATGCCTCAAAAAGATTTGGATTCGTCGATCGTACAGGCAGCCCGAGTCTCTTATGGAGATGGGACTAAGTCCACACGAGGAGACAGGGGTCTCATACGATACCTCCTTCGCCACTGGCACACGACTCCGTTCGAAATGGTCGAATTCAAGTTTCACATTAAGATGCCCATCTACATCGCAAGACAACATATGCGACATAGAACAGCCTCAATTAATGAGCTATCCGCCCGTTACTCCGTCGTTCCCAAGGAGTATTATGAACCAGACACTTTGAGGGGGCAGTCCCAAGTAAACCACCAGGGGTCAGAGGGTGTTGTCGATGTTGGAGAGGATCTCACCGGGAAGGTATCCCAACACCTAACCCACGCCTTTGATGTCTACGAGGAACTCCTAGAGGGTGGAGCCTGCCGTGAACAGAGTCGTGGGGTGCTCCCACAGTCTACCTACACCGAGTTTTATTGGAAGATGAACCTCCACAATCTCATGCACTTTCTCCACTTGAGGATGGACGGTCACGCCCAAAAGGAGATCCGCGACTATGCCACCGCCATCTATGACCTAGTAAAGCCCCTAGTCCCTGTCACGATGGAGGCCTTCCTAGACTTCAGGGTCAATGCGATGCATCTCACGGGGCCCGAGATTGAAGCCCTTCAAACGGGGAAGACCATAGAGAGCCCTGGGGAGAGGAGGGAGTTTGAGGAAAAACTAAAGAGGTTAAAAATAAATGTCCCTACATAATAAATGCTTGCCATCGCAACTTCGCCAACTATTTTCGCCAGTAAAAAGGGCTTCAAGAGGCTCAGCAAAAAAATCAAGAAGGATCGGGATATGGACGTGGACAAGATCAAAGGTAAATTGAGTGATATTGTCCGCGATGAGCAGAGGAGGCTAAAGGAATACTATAAGGAACATGAGAAACTTGTCAAGAAGGATGAAAAGTCCAAGCCCAAGAAGAGTGTAAAGAAGTCTATCGATCTTTACGAAAAGTAAACCATATCGCACCCAATATAAACACACCAGCCAAGGGTGTATCGTGAAACCTCTCCGCCAATACAACACAAATTATACTGTATTGTACTACCCGTATTTCCTGCCTCGTTTTAACCATCGACCGTCTCATAGATGCTCTGGATTTCTCCAAACCCAGAACAGCTGTGCTTATCTTCCCAATCTTCGAGGGAATCTCCGTCGTCTTCATAAACATTTCCCCCAAGTCGAATGATTCCAGGAACTGCTGTTGAATCATGGGTTCCAGGTAGGTGAAGTAATTAAACTCTGGATCCAACTGAATGCATATACCCTCTATGAGAGAGAAGGACTTTGCTAGGTAGACAAAACTTGTTGGTACGACGAAGGGTTTCTCCATAGCCAGTTCAGCGGCGAGTTCATCGTTTACGATAGCACCCCCATCCAGGGTCTCCAGGTACCCAAGGATGCTCTCAAAAAAGAGTTCGATGTCAGATATATCCGTAGACGTTGGAACGATGACCCCCAGGCGTATTAAAATTTTCACTATCCCAGAGGTGTCCCTATTTACAATACAAAAGAAAAGGTCTTTGAAACCCTCTCTGAGTTCATCCGATAGTGGGATGACTAATCCGAAATCGTAAAAGACTAGCTTACCATTCCTCGAAATACCCAAGTTTCCGGGGTGTGGGTCAGCATGGAACAAACCCGCCTCCATGGTCTGTATGACGTATGAATTCACCAGGGCTTCACACACCTTTATCTTATTGATTTTCTTATCCTTGATTTCGGTAATCTTATCTGTTGGTACATATTCCATTACAATCATTTCATTCGTACAGTATTTTTTATACACCCGTGGAATCTTAATCCATTCAACATCTTTCAGAGACCTCTTAAATTTGATCGCATTATCAACTTCTTGAATATAATCTGCTTCACCCAAAAGATATTCAATCGAATCATTGAGAACAAAGTCTGAACTATTCCCAGTATCAATCCCCAGAGATTGAACTATTTTTAGAATTTGTTTCAAAGTTTCTGTGTCGGATTGCATCGTATCATAAATACCCGGTCTTTTCAATTTTACAACTACAGGTTTCCCATTTTGGAGGGTAGCCTTGTGGACCTGACCAATACTAGCAGACTTAAAGGGGATATCATCAAAGTCCTTGAAAATGTCTAGATCAATCTGATCCCTAACTAAATTATAATCAAAGGCGGGAACGTCATCTTGGAGAGATTCAAGTTCACGGGTAAACTCTGGGGGGTAGAGGTCCCCCCTCGTGGACGCAATTTGTCCTAATTTTACAAATGTTGGACCAAGATCGAGAAGTTGATCTTTTGTCCATCTCCCGAGCTCCGATTTATCTTCGATAAAACGCTCTTTCCACAGGAATTTGGCGGCAAACTTCCAAGTTTTTACCTTCTGTTGAGTTGGTTTGGGTAAGGGTTTTATTACAGTCAACATACCTATCATATGAAGATATTTTTTAATATCTACTAAAAGTAGAATGAAGATTCATATAATTGGTGCCGGCCCAACGGGTATGTCCCTCGCTTGGGAGATTATTCACTCAGGTGAAGACCATGACATAACAATTTACGACAAAAAGACGTCAGCTGGTGGTTCATGGTGGGAACCTGAAACTGGTCTGAGAGATATTCACGCACATAGAGTTGTATTTGATAAAGCCTTTGTAAATACACGTTCTTTATTTGAAGAAATGAATATAAATTGGAATGATGTTTTCGAACCATCTAAAGATGATGGGGGACATACCACATTTCTAAAAAATTCTCTTGGTGTAAAAGATTATGGTATACTGTTGACCCTCATATTCAAAGTTTTTACACAACCAGATAAATACAGGAGTATTAGTTTAAAAGATGCAATAGGGGCGGTGAGTGAGGGTGCTAAAACCCTTCTCGAACATCTTCCTCTTATAATGGACGGTGTTACATGGGATGTTATGTCAGCCTATGAGTTTGTAAATAATCTCAATCACGTGGCTCTCTCAAAACCCTATACACAAAAGGGTTCTGGACGTTTTATGTGTGATGAAATGGAAAATGCTCTTATTGAAGCTGGTGTAAATTTTGTTTACGATGTTGAAGTTGAAAATGTTGAATATATGGATGATACATATAAGGCTTCATTATCCAACAATACGACTATTGATGATGGATATTTATTTTTGTGTATAGACAATAGCCCAGCTTTAAAACTTTTGGGAGATAATTGGGGACCCGAAGCTGATAAAAAGGTTCGTGAAAGTACATACGGAGCCATAAATGTTTTACTTGATTATAACGAACCTGTAAAAATAAAATCCGATCTCGAGATCGCTGCGACAACATCTTGGAATTTACAACCTAGAGTGTTATCGGACGGGAAAACTATATCATGTGTTATATGCAAAATAACCAGAGAAATTCTATCTAATACTCCCGAAATGTTAAAACTTGAAGTTATTGAACAACTTGGTTTACCACCACCAGAAGATATAAGAATTGGGTGGGGTGCAGATTGGAATGAAAATGATGGATGGACCTTTTCACAATCCTCGGGAGTTCTCAGTCTATATGGACAGCTCCCCTTTTTTGGGAAATGCTCTAAAGTTGCCATGTGTGGTATGATGTCTCCCAGACATACACCATATTCGAGTATAGAATCTGCGGTGGAAGTTTCTAGGTCACTTAGTCACCAATGTTTCGGAACACGAAAACCTATAAAACCATTTACAGTTAGTCAACTTGTAATCCTTTTACTTATGATACTTATAGTTATAATTTTAGTATATCGTAATAGACATCAATGAAAATTTCAGCATCCGTTTACGAACCAATGTATGAATACAATGGGAAGATGTATATCCGTTTTTTAATTCCAGAAAACATTTCAAAAAAAATATACACTGTTCATCTTTATAAACAACACCTTCTCACAACGACTGGTACACCAGACAACCCCCTAGAAGGAAATATCCTCAAAGTGAAAGTTCCATTTAGATATAGACGGGTGATGTGTGAAGTCAAAGGTAAACCTATACAGTCGTTAGTCAGGGGAGATGAAGTGGAAATTGAAACTGAATTTAAGGGATACTGGAATGTTGGAAATCATTCAGGACTTACCTGGATTCTTAAATCTTCTGAATATATTTAAAGTTTCACTATGATATTTAAGGATATGACAGTTCTCACTAGAACTGGGTACCTCACGGGTGGGGGACCCCTCCAAGAAATTAAAAAAGAACTTACCGTAAGACCTATAGTCAATGGAGATTATGGATTTCCGCCACCACCTTTTAAAGTTTTTAAAACGACTAAAAATGGTATCTGTGTCCCGCGCTTCTATGGTGTCGAGAAACTTGGTGAACCCAAGGAGGACCGAAGACCCCAACCCACCCGGATTAGAACGAAGTTTGCCGGTACCCTTCGAGACGCAACACACCAAAACGAAGCACTTGCTGCAGCTCTTAAGGCGGGTCATGGCGTTCTCTCACTCCCGTGTGGTTTTGGGAAGACCACCGTATCCCTGGCAATAGCGTGTAAGTTGGGCTACAGGACCATGATTGTCGTTCATAAACAGTTCTTAGCTGATCAGTGGAGGGAGAGAATCCAACAGTTTTGTCCCGGGGCTACAGTTGGTGTCGTCCAACAGGATAAGAAACAGGTTGACTGTGACTTTGTCATCGCCATGTTACAATCTCTTTCCCTAAAGGAGTACAGCTTTTCGGACTTTGAAAGTGTTGGGACCCTCATTGTAGATGAAGCCCACCATATATGCGCCAAAGTATTCAGTCAGTCTCTCTTCAAGTTGTGTCCAAAGCATATTTTCGGTCTCTCTGCAACCCCAGAGAGGAAGGATGGACTCACCAAAGTCCTCCACTGGTTCATGGGACCCACATTCTTCGCCGTCGAGAGGAAAAATCAGGAACAGGTGGAGGTATTTACAGTCACCTACGAATGCTTCAATTACCGCAACCCCCCACCCTCTATGAGGAATGGAAAGATCTCTATGCCCAATATGATCACAGAGTTGGTCGAAGACAGAAATAGGAACAAAATGTTGGCAGAACTCGTAAAAAAGGCTTCAGCGGGAACGAGGCAACTCCTCGTTTTAAGCGATAGAAGATTTCATTGTGAATTTCTTCACCAATGTTTTCCAAAGAGCTCTGGGCTCTACATGGGTGGTATGAAGGAGAAGGATCTCCAAGAATCCTCCAAGAAGAAGATCATCTTCGCGACATTCAGTCAAGCCCATGAAGGCTTAGATATACCAACCCTAGACACGGTCATCTTGGCCTCCCCAAAGTCTGACATTGTTCAAAGTATTGGACGCATCATGAGGGAGACCAAGGGTAAAAAGAATAACCCCCACATTTACGACATCCACGACCCATGGTCAGTCTTTACAGCAATGTACTATAAGAGAATGAAGGTGTATCGCCAAGGTGGGTTCAAAATTCATGGAAAGGGTGGAGAAGAAAAGAAGAAGGATGACTTCCCTCAGGGAAAGTGTCTATTTTTATAATCTAATTAATAAATAAATGTCTGGTGCATTAATACAACTTGTTTCTAAGGGTGTGCAAGATGTTTATCTCACCAGTGATGATGGTCATTCATTTTTTCGAACAAAATTTGCGAGGCATACAAACTTTTCACAAGCCCCCAAGTTGATTAAGGATATAACAAACACCGACAACTCGATAACGATTCCAGTATACGGTGATATCATAAATGGTCTATGGTTCCAAGGTACCGGTGAAAGTAACATATCTTCGAATCTCTTTTACAATTCGACAATCGATCTCTATATAGGTGGTCAAAAGGTGGATTCCCATCATTATGACTACGGTAGTGATATATGGCCGAATTATTTGGCAGGAACGTACACGAAATCACAGGAAATAAATACAAAGGCGAACATAGGAAACATCGCCTTCGTTCCCCTCCACTTTTTCTTCTGTGACGGTGGGACTGTGCTTCCCCTCGTAGCCTTACAGAATCACACAGTTGAACTACGAATCAATTTCGATGACGCACACTATAATGTGGCTGGCCCCACCCCCGCGCAGAAAAAAATCACTCTGTATGGAAACTATATTTACCTGGATACAGATGAAAGGGAGGCAATAATTAAGCGTCAGTTAGATATGGTGGTTACACAGGTACAACGGGTGGAGTTTCCCATAGATTTTAGCGAATCCAACTACAACAGTTTAGATATTTCACAGTTTAATCATCCAGTGAAGTCTTTGTTCTTCGGGTTCAGTACAACGGGTAGTGACTATATAAATGACCGTTTCTCATTTGACACATGTGACATTCACCTCAATGGTACACCCCTATTGGAATCCATGAATCCCATGTACTTTCACACAATTGAGAATTATTTCAAATCCAAATTTGGTCAAATTGTATATGACCCCGTAAACAAAGCTATGCTGTATACGAGATTTTACACAACACACTTTTGTTTAAATGCATCCGAATACAGTCCAACTGGGACGTGCAACTTCAGTCGTATCGACAACGCTAAACTTATTATCCGGAACGCAGTGAGAGGTATAAATAGAACGGATGAATCTATATTCGTATATGCCGTTAACTACAACATTTTGAGAATCAAAGATGGGATGGCAGGTATCTTATTTGGAAACTAACTTGGGGGGACACCCCAAGGTAGATTCAATACATTTACGCCCTGATGGAATCAGAGACGGCGAGAATAATCACGCCGACAATGAAACCCATGATGACGTAATTCATTTCAGTTTCTTCGCGACCAACCGTTGGCTCCTTAGGTTCCACCGGTTCTTCGACAACTTTCTGTTGTCGGACGGGAGGATCTACCTCCTCAAGCGGACAGTACGCTATCATTTATATAGTATTTAGAGATTAATTTCAGTCTTCTTTTTTCGTCTGGTCCTCTTAGCCTTTGTGGACCCCACATTGACCTCCTTAACCTCACCACCTGTAGAGTCACCTGATACGGACATGATGTCGGAGACGTCTTCTTCTTCTTGGATTGTGGGGGGTGTCGTGTTCATCGGGGGTGGTGGGGGCATCATAATACCACCCATTAAACTGGAAATGTCTAGACCTGGGCCCTGCATTTCATACTGCCCAGTCCCACCAACTGGGGCCTCTGTCGCTGGACCCCCAGGGTTTCGTGTTGTATTCTGAACAGCGTTCATCATATTCTTGACTAGGTCTGGGTTCTGCTTCATCACATCATTCATGTTGGGCATCACCGACTTGAACATCGAGTTGGTCAGGTGGAACATCATGGCCGACCCACCCAACATCATGATGAGCTTGACCTCTGGAGCTACACTGACCTTTGACCTATACTTGACGTAGAGTTCCTCAAATACACCATCATAGTCGTCAACATTCTCCATGATAGACTCAGACCACCCCTCTAATTGAATCTCGAAAGGGTTGTACCTCTTATTGAGGAATTCGAGACCAGTCACACACGCCACCAGCATTCGCCTAGAGAAACGAATAGACTGCTCCACATCTATGCTGTAGGTAATCCTCTTAACCTCAGCCCTGAGTTCCTCCACATT